CCGCATTTCTCACATTGCGATTTCATCCGGTAACCACTACGCAACCATCGTGGCACTCCTGTGTACAACCCATGAGCCATACAGATTTCACAAAGACTTCTGTAATAGGTCTTGGAATTTTTCTTGTAGTTCACAGCACAGGGTCTTGCACCGCACTTGCATAATGGTCGCATACAGATATTTAACGCTTCTGTACCTTTTCCACCCCTTTTGATTGGCACGTAATCATCCATTTTTACTTGATACAGCTAAATATTATGAGCAACTATTACCAGGAGAAAATGGGATGGCACTACAATCACCAGGCGTACAAGTTACGGTAATCGACGAGAGTTTTTATACACCAGCAGAACCTGGTACCACACCTCTTATCGTAGTAGCAACAGCGCAAGATAAAACCAATGGTGCAGGCACAGGCACTGCATTAGGTACCACAGCGGCCAATGCTGGCAAGGCCTTTAAGATAACCAGCCAGCGCGAACTTACAGAGACATTTGGCGTTCCATTCTTTGAGAAAACGGCCAGTGCTACTCCTATACATGGTTCAGAGCGCAACGAATACGGACTGCTTACAGCCTATAGTTTATTGGGTGTAAGCAATGCTGCTTTTATCGTGAGAGCAGATGTAGACCTAGACGAACTAGAAGCACAGACTGACGCCCCGGGAGCGAATCCTACAAACGGCCAGTGGTGGATTGATACGCAGGCCACAACCTGGGGTATCCAAGAATGGAACGGTGCTGCTGCAACAGTAGCAGGCGGCCAGAAATTCACATATAAAGTGCCAATCGTACTCACAGACGCAGACTTTCCATCCAAGATCGACGGTAATGCTCCTAAAGCTGGAGTAGGTAAGATCGGTGACTATGCAGTGGTGTTCCGCACCGTAGAAGGGGACACTAGTTTTGGTGCAGATGAAGAATACGCAAGAATCTATTACAAGAGCCCCGGCGCACCAGCGTCCACTGGCGGAGTAACTGCGGTTGATGCAGGCGAATGGGTCTTGGTTGGATCTAACGAATGGTCAATCAGTTGGCCAGTGGTCAGCGGAACCGCAGTTTCTGGAGCAGTTACCGGATCCTATTATGTAAACAACAGTTTAATTTCAGCAGGAACTACTATTGCGATGGCAGCATCTATTAATGCTGCAAGTATCCAGGGCGTAAGCGCACAGTCTATTAGTAACAGATTATACATTTATTCCGATGGTAGATCAGCAGCAGACGGAACACCAGGAGATTCAACAGGACCAGATGGTAGAGTACTCTTGGAAGGTGATTGGACTAATCTTGGGATTACCCCAGGTGTATATCTAAGTCCACGCCTAGCACAGCAACCACACACAAGTGTGCCCAGCTACAAACGCAGTGAAAACACCGATACCGTTGGCGGAGCAGCTACAGGCAGTGTATGGGTCAAAACCACAGAACCCAACAACGGTGCTCGTGTGAGAGCTAAACGTTGGAGTTCAGCTACGTTATCATGGGTAAGTTATGAAGCTCCTATCTACGACAATACCGCAGCAGCTTTATTTTATCTAGATCGCAGTGGTGGTGGCGTAGGTATTCCAGAAGATGCATTATTCACACAGGCCAACGCCAAAGAAACATCGGGCTTCGACTCAACGCCTGCCACAGCAACATTTAGGGTATGGCGTAGAAACATCACTGTTGGAGCAGCTACCAGCATTACCAGTAATATTATTAAGACAGGCACGATCTCTGCAGGTGCTAAAACATTTACCATCAGTGAATCACTTAAGACTACACTGACCCTAGACACAGCTAAAACGATTTCATTTACTGCTGTAGGCACTAACAGTGATGCAGAACTAATGGCAGCGGCTATCAACGCAGCTGGATTTACCAACATTGTTGCTTCTGTGACAGAAATCAGCGCAACATCTAACAGACTAATTATCAGTCACACACTAGGTGGAGATTTTAGACTAGCAGACACTTCCGGTACAGCGTTAGCTAGCACATTCACTGCCTATAACATCGATACACTAGCTGGTACAGAAAACTTCTATACAGCAGAAAGTGCTACTGGAGGCTATATAGCTTCTGGTTGGAAGCCACTAGCAGCCTCGGATCCAAGATTTGCTGCTTCTCCAGATGCTCCGTTGAACGAGCCACAGGACGGTCAGTTATGGTATAATCCGAACTTCTCAGAAGTTGATCTAATGGTGCACAATGGTAATACATGGGTTGGATATCGTCATTCGACAGCGCCTTTCTATGAAGTTCCAACAGCAACTCTAAGAGCCGGATATCTGCCTATAGTGTCAGCTTCAAATCCCTACAAGGCCAGCGTTACTGCCAATGGTGATATATGGATCAGCACAGCAGATCTTGAAAATTATCCAACCATTTACAGATACAACACCAACTTGAGTGATATCGCTGATCTTGCACAGCGTTGGGAACTAGTGGACAAAGCAGATCAATTCACAGAAGAAGGTGTGTTGTTTGCGGATGCACGTTGGAATACCGCAGGTACTTCAACAGTAGCCAGCACCATAGAAGACCTAATTACCAACAACTTTTTAGATCCAGATGCTCCGGATCCTGCACTATATCCCAAAGGCATGTTGTTATGGAATCTACGACGCAGCGGCGGCAATGTCAAACAGTATCAAAACAACTACATTGATACAACTGCTGACAATCCAAGAACCAGCGCAGCTACACTGTCAGGTTCAGCATTCGTCAGCGGCAGTGGACAAAGCATGGAAACTTACGCCACAGACCGTTGGACCACAGCTTCAGGCAACAATGAAGATGGTTCAGGATCGTTTGGTCGCAAAGCACAACGCAAGGTAGTAACACAGGCCTTGAAGAGCGTGGTTGATACCAGCCAAGAGATACGCGACGAAGAACGTCGAAACTTCAATATCATTGCTGCGCCTGGTTATCCAGAGCTGTTGAGCAACTTAGTGAATCTAAACATTGATCGCGGTGTGACTGCTTTTGTCGTAGGCGATACTCCGTTGCGACTAGCTTCAGACGCAACATCATTGACCACATGGGGTTCAAACGCAAATCTAGTCACAGACAACGGCGATGACGGTATTGTGACATATGACGAGTACTTGGCAGTGTATTATCCAAACGGATTTACCACTGATCTCAGCGGATCGCCCGCAGTGGTTCCAGCCAGCCACATGATGCTAAAGACTATCACACTCAGCGACAACGTCAGCTTCCCATGGTTCGCACCAGCAGGAACACGTCGCGGCGGCATTACTAATGCCACGGCAGTTGGTTACATTGATGCTGCCACGGGCGAATTCCAAACTGTGGCATTGAACGAAGGACAGCGTGATACACTGTATGATCTCAAGATCAATCCAATTCCATTCTTCAACGGAATAGGACTGGTAGCACATGGTCAAAAGACTCGCGCAAGAAACGCTTCAGCGTTGGATCGTATCAACGTTGCACGGTTAGTAGTATATCTACGCAGCCAGTTGAATAAATTAGCTCGTCCATATATCTTTGAACCCAATGATAAAATCACACGTGATGAAATCAAACAAGCTGTAGAAAGTCTGTTGTTGGAACTAGTTGGATTAAGAGCACTCTACGACTTTGCGGTTGTCTGTGACGAAAGCAACAACACACCGTCGAGAATAGATCGCAACGAACTGTATGTTGATATCGCAATTGAACCTGTGAAGGCTATTGAGTTCATTTACATTCCGTTACGTGTCAAGAACACAGGAGAAATTTAAAAATGGCAATTACATCACTGAATAATTTAGGTATCCCAACCACAAATGCAGCTGGCAGCACCCAGGTGTTGTTGATGCCTAAATTAAAATATCGCTTTAGAGTAACACTGTTAGGTTTTGGAGTTGCCGCTGCCACAGAACTTACCAAGCAGGTACAGGACGTGACCAGACCTAAAGTGTCATTTGAAGAAATGACGTTAGATGTCTATAACTCCAAGGTCAAGTTGGCTGGCAGATACACATTGGAAAATATCACATTGACCTTGCGTGATGATGCCAGTGGTCAGGTACAAAAACTTGTAGGACAACAGATCCAGAAACAATACGATTTCATGGAACAGGCGTCCGCTCGTTCGGGTATTGACTATAAATTTACCACACGCATTGAAGTCTTAGACGGCGGCAACGGCACATTAGTTCCGGAGACACTAGAAACATTTGAACTGTATGGATGTTTTGTACAGAACGCAGACTACGGTGATGCCAACTATTCGACCAATGAACACATGACTGTGGCACTAACCATCGCCTACGATAATCTATCGCAGTTCGCAGCAGGTGCAGCATCTACAAGCCCAATTGGTGGTATTGGTGCAGCAGTGGGACGAACCCT